TTATATTTTACACGATATTGTTTTTGAACTTTATTTCTAATAGGACTTTGATGCCACGGGGTATCAACGATACTTCGGTGTGACATACTGCCAATTGTTTGCGGACTTGTTGCACTTTCATTGCGAGATTTAACTTCTAACTCGTCCTCTGGTAAATCAATCCCGCGATTCCTGGAAACGTTGTTTCCAAAAGCTTCTAATATGTCTTCAATACATCTTCCAACGTTTCCATTCTTTTGTGTCATTGGTATTCGAGTACCAACTCGTATTCCTTTTTTTATGTTCATTTCAAACTCCTTCGTTAATTAGTCCGTTTGCTAGGTTACCATCAGTGATACCTAACTTACTACCTTCTCCGTGATAAGGCAAGTTTAGTTCGCCACCGTTGAGTATATAAACTTCACGTAGGAAGTTACTCATAACTCTTGGAGCATCCCAGGCCGCACCAGGGAACATGTGTTGTTGCTGTACTTTTGCTTTGTCATGCACAATCTTACTTGACTTGAAGGTTTTCTTAACCAGTGTAAGAACATCCTCCATCCACCCTTCTGGTAAAGGATCTCTCACGTTGGTGTTTGCGAGTCTCTGCAGTTCGTGCAGGCCAATGTAAACACCTTGATCAATTTCTTCCTGCATTTGGAATACCTGCTGTATAGCACCAAGTATATTGTTAAGCACCTTACCAGACTCGTCTGCTTCTATACCCTTTTGTGCGTATCTGAAGTGACTAAAGAAGTACTCGTTTGGTCCACGTAAATTTACATTACTGCGAGTTTTCTTATCCTCCAAGTCGATACCCAATGTATCAAATTGATCCTGCATTGTTCTTGCACGTACATTCTTAATTTCCCTGCTACCGTTTTTATAACGCACTAAAGCATTACGATGTAGGTCCGCAGGTCCTAACCGTTTAACACCTGTATCGTTTAACTGTTCAAATGCAAACGACGCAAAGTTTTTATCTTCAGTATCTACTACTGCGCAAGGAATTTCATCAAAACCCAGTATAGCGGCAGCCACAGTTCTGTGTTGACCATCATACGCATCTACTGTAACTTCAACTTCAACTTCGGTGGTTATTAATCGACATGCACTAACAGGACTGCAAATGCGTGGATCCCATTTTTTCATGATGTTTTTAATATGATCATGTATAACATCACGCTGGACTTCATAGTCAATCCAGATGTCTGCTATAGGCACCATCTTGCTAACTGGGAATGTGTATCGGTGAGTTTGTGCCGCTTTACGCCATGTTGCTAATTGATCATCAGTAACATTGTAATGGGCTTTGAGTTGCTGTTCTACTTCTGTTGCGACTTCTGTGAGTTTTCTACGTAGGCGTTGCGCCATAGTTGTTCTCCTTGTTTGTAAAATTGCGCACCATGCGCTGTACAGTAAGCTATTGTTGAGTACCATACACAACTAACTTACAAGTGCTATATTAGAGGAGTTTTAGTCTTTTGTCAAGTCTTGATTATCCAGGTACTGCTGTAGATTGTCAGCATGCAGTTTCAGCATCACAGTTTCATCTTTGCCTGTGAGCCAAACAGTACTTAAATTTTCTATGTAATAACAACAGGTTAGCAGACGACTCATTTGTATGAGTGTGCGATTTTTTAGTTTTTCTGGAAGTTTAACTTTGTGTAACGGGTATTCCACGCCTCTCAAATATTTGAAGCCTTGTTTGCTTAGACGTAGTTTATTTTGGTCGGTATGGTTCCAAAACCATTTACGTAGCCATTGGTCTAGGTTGGAGTACTTACCTCCACCCTTTTCTAAGAAGAGTTTTGCGTAATCTAATTGACTAAGGGAAGATTTGCTCACCTTGCTTCATGAATACCACTGTGAACTGATCTGTTTTAAACAGACTGTTGAGTTTTTTGCAAAGGTTAATCGCATGCCCGCTGTTACTAAAACTTACCTTTTTATACTTGGGTCCTGGGTAATGTAATAGTATGTTATGAGTCTTTAGATTGATTGGACGGTTATCATAAAAGACTGCCCAAATCCCGTCACTACTAAGGACTTGGTCGCTTTTATAATTTGTCTTGTTAACATGCTCTAACAAGACCGTCGGCTTTGGTCTGGACATCTCTATTTCCTTGAATATAGTATTTATGACTAAAAAGTGGGTATATTATCATTAAAAACCACCTCCGTCTACACTAATTGAATTTACAGGCTCAGACACACTTGTTTCCTGTGTCTCAGCAAGATTAGCTAACAGCACATAGATATCACTGTGTAAGTTACGTGCTTCTTCTGCTGTTAGTGCTAATTGTTTACTACCAGTCTGGTTCATTAGTTTTACTTTATCGTTGAACTTTTTAATTGCTAGACTGATCTTTTCCATATTATTGTTGCTCCTCTTGTGGAGTTAAATTTTGATAATATTGGTTAAACAACCAAAAATTACCACCATAACCTAAAATGCATGCGGCTTCCATATTCATTTCTAATGCCATCCACGAGTTTAATTCATTGTTGATTATGATTACGATTGTGTTATCTGGGTAATTGTCTTTGATGTTTGCGCCTTGCCAGAAAACTTCGTAGCCTTGATCTTCTGCCATTGTTAACACACTCTGACTGGCGTAGCACTCTACTGGCTTGCTTCTTGTTACAGATTCTTCTTCTTCAGGATCCATCAACTCTTGTGCGAATATTTCTGCACCGATTGTAATTGCACCTGTTGTGACTACACCTAAAATAAATCCTTGTATAAATCTTTTGATCATAATTGTTTTAACTTTTCTAACATTTGTTGTTCTGATTTAAATGGACCATGATACTTGTATCTACTGAGTAGAATATTCTTTGGACAAAACTCTTTTGACCATTTATTACCAGCCCTGACCAAATAGTACCCTGCGCAGTATTGACTACGACTCTTTGGTGTTTTGTTGTAAATTGGTATTTGTCTTTGCACATCAAATACTTCGTTGTAGACCCTACTGGTTGCTGGGTACCCATAAACCAAATTTTCTTTGTCCCTGGCAGTTTTTTCTGCACCAGCAAACTGTATGTTGTACTTGGACTTTATGTTTTTTACACTAGCGTATGTTTCTCTTTGATCATTGTGTACATAAACAAAGCCACCATTTTCAACTGCTTGTATAGTAGCAACCTGATTACCAGATTGTTCTACTACCCAATATTTGTTCTTGATTATGGTTTTTGCTACTAGGTCATTCATGCTGTTAGTTCTTCCTGGATATACCTGTTAAGTTCGTGATCCCCTACATCCTCTGGTATTTCATTTTTATAGAATAATCTATAACTGTCACTTCCATACTTGCCAATGCCATACAATTCTGTAGCATCTTCTCCGTCCCAGTTTTCAAACTGCTCACTCATGCGACACAGTCTTTTTAACCGTACATGTTTCATTCCAAGTGGTTCAATTACTTGTTCAATCTCTTGCGGTAGTGCCTGCAACAATTTATCATGCGTGGGCCACTTAGCAAAAAACTCAGGCAGTACACGTTTAACTTGTTTGCGATTTGTACAGTTTAAACATATAACACCAACCATGTGTTGCCACACGTTGTCTACTTGCTGTTGGACCATTCGTTCATCAATCATTCTGGATTGCCTGCTCCTAAAAACTCTGCATACTGCTGGCTGTGTTCACTTAATCTGTTAAGATCATACTTGCCACAAAACTTCAAAAACTGTGCGCCCACCATTGGTCTCTTTCTACTTACTTTACCTTCTGCAATAGTGGTTGCAATTTGTTGCTTTACTTCATCTGGTTGTGCAGTAAGGTCGACCAATACCTTGTTACGTTCATAATCATCCAACACTCTGTGTTCTTCACCGTTATGGTCAGTCCAACGTTGTAACATCAAGTTGTTCCAATTAAAACCTTTTGCATTTCTGTCAGCGTAGGCTTCAAGCAATCCAACTTTGTTCTTGCTACCTTTCTTGCGTACACCTGGATATGCTGAAAATACATTGTCTGTCGAATCTCCACGCATACATTTTTCAAACAAGATCCACTCTGGGTCGGGTATTTGCTTGGGCTCTTTGGTCTTTTTGTCTAGCACCAACTTGCCTCTTTTATCAAATATACCTTCCAGTGTGTGCAATTCATCTGACACACCGTTGTACTGCTGTACGTTAGATGCCAACAATTGATAAAAATCAGTGTCACTGCTGATGATAACATGTTCGTCATCTGGGTGTGCTTGTACCCATCCAGCAATCAAATCATCTGCTTCTAAATTACCATGGCGCATCACAGTACAGTTTGTTTTTTCGTCTAGGAAAGTTTTTAGTGAATCAAATGCTTCCCAAAACAATGCGTCTTCTTCTGCTTGTGCTTCTGTTAGTGCTTGTCTTGCAACTGTACGGTTTTTCTTGTAAGGCTCATAAAAGTCTTTGCGCCAACTACGTCCTTCTAAACAGAATACAACATGGTCTGCTTTATGATCACGCCACGCCTTGTTTACACTAGACAGTGTAACGTGTATAGCAAAACCAAGTTTATCCCAGGTGTCTGCTTGACGATGTGCGCTGTGTCGGGCACGAAAGAATGTGTTTGCTGTGTCTACAATAAGATATTTCATTTAATAATAGTAGCATATTATAACAACTTGGTCAAGTGCGGCATCAAGTATTCTGCCCATTTGCGATGCCCGTCTGCTCTATAGTGATAACTGGGAAGTGCTGTAAGTCCTTGATTTTTTAAATAATTGTAATACGTCATGTCTGGGTTGTATGGTTCAATAAAACAATCTTCCCAATCTTCCATAGGAATGTTTTGAAAGTCACTGTAACTGTTGAAAAACAAGTGTGGTATTTCCTGTTCTTGCAGTTCTTTGTGAAACTGCCAAATCTTTTCATGTTCCTGCTGTTCGCATTTGATCCAGTCTATGCTGGTAACATAGAACTTGTATTTTTCTTTAACCAATTCAGGCCAGTCATCTCCGATACCTCCTGAATTAATTTGCCAGTAAGTGCCATGGTGCAACCATTCTTGTCTTTCGTGTGTGCTCCAACCAATGATAATAGCATCAGGGGTAGTTTCTTTTAGGTACTCCCTAGTGGTACGCAATATACGATCATTGCTACTAGCTGATTCAGCATCGCAATGCAGTATTGCATATAGTTCATTTGCTACCAAACATCCATAACTGGCTCGTTCGTTATCAGGATGAGGTATACGACCTAAATTATAGTATAAAGAATCATCTTGTGCAAAGCAATAATCATTAACTGCTTCAGCGCCGGCACTGTGGCTGTCACCGTTTACATACAGGATCATGAAACTTCAGTTCTGCCGCCGCCTAAGTCTGTTTGGTTATTTTGCCTAGCACGACCGTCTTGGGACTGATTTGCCTCCCATTGTTCATAGTTTTCTGCTATTACATTTTTACATACCGATTGGAACCAACGATCAACTATAACAGCATCAGT